ACTGGCTGGCCATCGGCCTCATGATAGTCACCGACAACCTCATCCATATTTTGCTGAACGCCTTCGCGCTCACACAACTCACCTAGGAAAGACACATGACAGAACTTCTCGAACTACTGGAGCCGCTGGAGGTCCCGACAGCGGAAATCCAGACGGTGATCGACTGGATCAAATCCGAGCAGGTCCGCTCCATCCAGCAGGACCGCACCCTCAACCCCTACAAGGTCCAGAAACTGGACTGGCTCAGCGATACCGTGGACAACCTCAAGGTGCTGCACGAGCGTGCCGAGGCCGACAAGCGTGAGGTCGAGAGCAAGAACAATTGGCGTAAGCGCCAAAATGAGGAGATCGCAAAACGCTCCGCGTGTGTCTGCGAGCACGGCTGCGCCTGCCAGAGGGGCAACTAAATGGAAGCCGCTCTCGGTGCCCTGCTGGGCCTACTGATCTTGGCCTTCGTCGCCATCGCCGTCGTGGCGGTCTACATCTTCGTGACCGTCCTCAACCGCCAGCGCAGGTTCCGCAAGGACTTCGACCGCCGCTGGAACAACCGCTTCTAACTCTCAACCACTTTTAGGAAACACTATGAAAATGTCCTTTGTCTGGCTTGTCTTTACCTGCATCAACGGCGTCAGCGCCGTACAAGACATCGTGAAGAACGACTACAGCATCTGGTTCTACATCACCCTCATCACCTTTGCCCTGTCGATCTGGCTCTACTCCGACGCCCGCAAGACCGAGCGCCGTCAGGCCGAGGCCAAGCGCCAGCTCATCAACGTCTTCATCAACACCTCCGGCACGAGTGAAGATGATGTGGCGAAGCGTGCTGCGGAGGCGCTGAAGACCTATGGCCGGGACCTGTGAAGTACCCATTCAGCGCCGCCTTCGGGGCGGGGCTCGTTGCCCTGATCCTTGTCGGCTGCGGCTCCGCCTCCGGAGCCGGTGCTAGTGATTTCGACTCGGATAACTTCAACGAGATGCACAAGCATCTCTCCGATGGCAGGACAGTAACCTGCTTGGACAGTCTCAACGGCTACGGGAACTCCGTCTCGTGTGACTGGGAACACGCCAAATGACGCGCATTCTCATCACCGGCTCCCGCGACTGGAGCAACCGTGAGCGCATCGACACTGCCCTCTACGTCTGGTGGCGTGACAACGGCAAGCCCACCGATGCAGTCCTTGTCTCGGGTGCCTGCCCCAGCGGTGCCGACGCCTGCGCAGAGGATGTCTGGGAATCACAGGGGTTCACGGTAGAGCGCCATCCGGCAGACTGGGACCAACACGGACGCCGAGCGGGCTTCGTCCGCAACGCCGAGATGGTTGTCCTCGGTGCAGACATCTGTCTGGCCTTCATCAAGAACAACTCCAAGGGCGCAACCATGACCGCGACCTTGGCCGAGAAGGCGGGCATCCCCGTCCACATCTTCAGGGAAGACGACAAGGGTTGACAAAAACGCCTGACTGGGTATCATTGAGAAATGAAAACTTCAATGAATCTCAAAGGATCTGTCACCACTAGAAGAGGTACATACTTCTGGTCCGTCAAAGACGCCAACGGCAACACCATGGCGTCGGGCGAGGAGTACCGACTCAAGCACGCATTTCAAGCCGCATACGATACGGTCTCCGCCGTCCGAGCATGGATCATGTTCGGACGCGGGGACCTTGTCGTTAAAACCAAGTTCCTTGAATGTGAATTCAAGCCCCGCAACCGCGTCGGCTCCATCTAGCTGGACAATCTAAACATACAAGGATATACTTACATCATGATCACCTTCAAAGCACGCACAGCATCCGGCGAGATTATCAAGTCCGCCCTCTCTCCCTTCACCTTCCCGGCAGGGGAGAAGCACCTCAAGCGCGAGGAACAGCGCGAGCTGGAACCCGTCGAGATCGCCATCATCCAGCCCGACCCCAACTCCCTGCATGACGACCTGTTCCAGCTGGCCATGTGGGCGTACCGCCTGCTCGGGTCGGGCCACAAATCCGTCCTGCTCATTCCGTACCTCCCCGGTGCACGTGCCGACCGTGGGACCCCCTTCGGTGCCCGCGTCTACGCCCAGTTCATCGGCGAGATGTGGATTGACCAGATCATCTGCTACGACCCGCACTCCGGCACCATCGTTGAGGAGCTGAAGCTCTGGGTACATGATGAGGCAGTTGTCACTGTCCTCCGCCCCGAAGACATCCTCAACACCCAGAACTCCAAGCTCGTCATGCCCAACATCTACGACGGCATCATCGCCCCGGACAAGGGTGCCCACGACCGGGCTCACGGGGTTGCACAGGCCTTCGGGCTCCCGCTGTACACCGCCGAGAAGACCCGCGACTTCGAGACCGGCAAGCTTTCCGGCTTCAACATCGACCTGCCCGGTACCGGACATTTCCTGATAGTGGATGATATCTGCGACGGCGGCGGTACCTTCCTTGGATTGGCCGGAGTGGTTCCGAAGGCGGTCTACCTTGACCTCTATGTCTCCCACGGCGTCTTCTCCAAGGACGCCCTGTACAACCTCAAGCAGGGATTCGTCAACATCTTCACGACCAACTCCTATGCCCCCACCCGCGTGCTGAATGATCACGGCGACTTCGGGGACCCGGATGCTGTTGACAAGTTCCACCGGATCGACATCATCCGTCCCATGCTGGACCGCATCTCGGTTTGACAAAACCAAGATACATAGATACCTTTATATCAACGACGTACCGACAACCAGAAAGAGACTAATGCTTCTCATTAACCCGCTTCTCAATACAGATTCTTACAAGTTGAGTCACCGAATCATGTACCCGGAGGGTCTGGAATTTGTCCAGTCCAACTACACCAACCGCAAGTCCCGCGTCGAGGGCATCAACCATGTCGTCCAGTTCGGACTGCAGGCGTGGCTGAAGGACCTGCAGGAAGACTACGAGCGCTTCTTCGCCGCCGACAAGGCCACCGTGGTTCAGGAATACAAGGACGCCACATCCACCTTCGTCTCCCCCGGCTTCAGTCTTGAGATGGTCGAAGACCTCCACGACCTCGGCTACCTGCCCCTGCGCTTCTCCGCAGTCCCGGAAGGCACGCTCGTGCCGATCGGTGTCCCGTCCGTACTGATCGAGTCCACCCACAAGGACTTCGCATGGCTTGTCAACTACGTCGAGTCCGATCTCTCCGCTGGCATCTGGCACCCGTCCACTGTCGCGACCATTGCTTGGTCCCTGCGCCGGGTCTTCGAGAAGGCCGCTAAGGAAACGGGCGGAGCAATGGAGGCCGTTGACTTCCAGCTGCACGACTTCTCCTACCGTGGACAGGTCAACCGCGAGGCCGCAATGTCTTCCGGTGCCGCGCACCTGCTTTCCTTCTACGGCTCCGACGCCGTCCCGGCTGTGCAGTGGGTCAACTACTACTACCCGGGTGAGGACAACGGCCTGATCGCCGCCTCCGTCCCTGCCACCGAGCACTCCGTCATGTGCGCCGGAGGCAAGGAGGACGAGATCGAGACCTTCCGCCGCCTGCTCAAGACCTTCCCGACCGGCATCCTGTCCATCGTGGCCGACACGTGGGACCTGTTCAAGGTCCTCACCGAATACTTGCCGCTCCTCAAGGACGAGATCATGGCCCGCGACGGCAAGCTCGTCATCCGCCCGGACTCCGGCGATCCGGTAGACATCATCTGCGGAACCTCGCAGTACTCCATTGCCACTAATGACGACAAGTTCAAGCACATCTTCTACCCTGACCAGACAACCCCGGAAGGGAAGGGGGCCATGGAACTTCTGTGGGACACCTTCGGTGGCACTGTCAACGAGGCGGGTTACCGGGAACTGGACCCCCACATCGGCCTGATCTATGGCGACGGCATGTTCAAGGCACGCATCGAGGACATCAACTCCCGCCTGAAGGCCAAGGGCTTCACCTCCATCGTCTGGGTGGCTGGCATCGGCTCTTGGGCCTACCAGATGCTCACCCGAGATACCTTCGGCTCCGCTGTCAAGGCTACCTACGTCATCGTCAACGGCGAAGGCCGGAACATCTTCAAGGATCCGAAGACCGACGACGGCACCAAGAAGTCCGCCACGGGCAAGTTGGCAGTCGGCTACACGGGTGACGGCACGCTGTACCGCATCGAAAAGGCCAACGAGGAGCAGATCGCCCGCAGCCTCATCCAGCCTGTCTGGGAGAACGGCAAGTTCCTGAAGGAATACGCCTACTCCGAGGTCCGCGCCAACCTCAAGCGCTGGACCGGAATCCTCGAACGGAATGGTGGAATCGCGTAATGAATATCACAGGTAATGTCGTGCTCGCCGGGGACTGGCACGGAAACGCTCCACAGGCCCTGAATGTGATCGACTACGCTATCCGCGAGGATATCAAGACCATCATTCAGGTGGGTGACTTCGGCATCTGGCAGGATGACAAGCCCTACCTGAACAAGATGCAGAAGCGTCTGGGGGATCACGACATCACCCTGTACTTCATTGATGGGAACCACGAGGACTTCCCGCGCCTCTACGACAAGAGGATCCTAGAGGACGGCACCCGCAAGGTCCGCACCAACATCTTCCATCTGCCTCGCGGCTTCCGCTTCACGTGGGAGGGCTACACGGTCCTCGCGCTAGGCGGGGCCGCGTCCATCGACAAGCCCTTCCGGCGTGAGGGCAGGAGCTGGTGGCCGGAGGAGCTGATCACCGAGGAGGATGTACAAGCGTCCATCAAAGGCGGTAAGGTAGACATCCTCCTCTCCCACGACAGCCCGAACACGGCACCCAACTCGATCACAGATGACCCCCACGGCCAGCGAAACGCTGCAAGATTTTTCGGCTCCGACATGGTGGAGATGTGTAACGACCACCGAAAACAACTTCAGCGCGTCACCGACGCTGTCACCCCGCGTTTGATCTTCCACGGCCACTACCACATGGCCATGTCGGGACTCTTCCGACACGAGGACGCGGACAAGACCCCCGCCCGAGTCTACGGACTCGATCAGGGCACCGGGAGCCTTCCAAGGCACACGGTCACCCTGAGGGCCGACTGGGTCGCTGAAGAGTTGTCAACCCTTGACAACATACATTAATCTGATATACTAAGGAGCATGACTACTATGACTGAAAAATCCACTCTTCCGGAGCTTTCCGAAGAGACCGTCGCGACACTGAAGCGACTCCGCGAGACCGACCGTCCAACCTTCTACCAGCACGTGGCATCCCTGCGCAAGAATAAGTGGCCACTCCGCGCCATCTCCCAACCGCTCGGTGTCTCACGCTCGATCGTCCAGATCTGGGAGAACAAGGTCCCCGACACTTCCGCGCTGCCCCAAACGGAGCAGCTGCCCAAGGCCATCGATGATCAGGTGAAGCCGATCTACCTGCGCTACGAGCTGACCGACGAGGAGTCCGTACGCCTGTACACCCTCGCCCGTGAAGCCTCCAAGGTGCGCCGGTTCACCGACACCGATTCCCCGGCCCGTGAAGCCGCCAAGGAGCTTGAGGACCTGCTCCACTACCACAAGGATCGCGGCGCGTCTTTGAACACGCTCAAGGTCGCCTGTGGGGTTTCCCGCCGAGCCATTGCCCAGCGTCTGGAAAAGCGTGACAAGCCAGAGGTGCAGGACAAGGCGTCTTGAGCTTCGACCTCCAGCCTGCAGAATACGTCTACCTTGACCTGTTCCCTGCCGATGTCGTGGAGACCATTGACGATGTACCCCTAGGTGATGAGCTTAGGGTCGTCGTGACCGAGAACTATCTCTACGTGCTCCGGGACACCCCGGACGGCCCGGAGATGCTCTCCCAAGAGCCTCTGCGCGACTTCTCTGGCACGAACAAGACTGGCTACACCATCGAGACCGTATTCAACCGCTACTACGTCAAGCGTGCCCCGAACTGCGGGTGTGGTGCGGCCCTGCGCGGCATCACCCTGTTCCCCGGAGCCGTCTACGTTCGACCCACTTCCTAGGAACTCATGCCCAGCCCCATACCGAATCCGCTCTACGGAGACGTCAACAAGCCCGGAGGCACTACCCAAGTCGGCTGTGTCAACTGCCTCGCCGAAGGTGTCCATGCCCCACAGGAAATCATCTACCACTACGGCGGATATTCGATGTGTATGAAGCACGTCCAGAACGCCCTCCAGAAGGCCCAGAATGCGTCCAATGCCTCTTAGCCCCACCGCAGCCCTTCTAGTCGATACAGCAGCCGTCTACCGCCTCACCAAGCTGGTTACAGAGGACTACCTCACCGAGGATCTGCGTAAACTGGTGCAGGAGAAGTTCCCCGCCGTAATGGACAAGCGCACACGGATGAAGCGTAAGCACAAAATCGTTTACTTCATCAATTGCCCATGGTGCGTTTCCATTTGGGCGGCAGGTTTTATCTTTGCACTACGGAAAATAAACCCGGAATTGGCAACATACCTATCGTCAATTCTTGCAGCATCAGCACTAACAGGGATCGCCGCAACTAAGGGTATATAGAATGATAGAATTGTCTACAGACGTTTTTTCTGATAGCGGAGTAGACAATGCCTTTTTTCACACGCGCCAACGAGCCTTCGCCTGAAGAGAACAATCCTTTTGGTGCCGCACCCTACAACACCCCGCGACCGCTGACTGCCAGCGCCGCCCGTGTTGACCTCAAGAGCGGCAAAGAGCTCGAAGCCGTGGCCAGACGACGTCAGGTGGGGAGGTGGCAGACCGATGCATGGGAATACTATGACCTCATCGGAGAACTCAAGTTCGCTGCCACCATCCTCGCCAACGTCCTCTCCCGTGTCAACATTTACCCTGCATACATTGCAGACTCCTCGCAGGTTCCCGCCCGCGTAGCCGTCATCGACCACCTCGATGACGACTTCAAGGAGAAGGCTTCCTCCCTCCTGTACCTGCTTGAGACCGGAAACGGCGGGACTGCAGGCCTGCTCCGCTCCGCTGCCCTGAACCTCTTCGTCGCCGGAGAGTGCTACCTTGTGCGCGAGCCCGCCAAGTGGTCCACCGGGGAACCGGAGAAGTACCAGATCCGCTCGATCGATGAGATCGTGGCCACCCCCTCTCAGCGCAAGAAGGCTCGCGGCAACGCCGCCCCCAAGAGCGGATGGTCTATCAAGCCCAGCCGTGACGCCACACAGGACGAGTACATCGAGATTCCGGAGAACGGCTACATCGCCCGTCTCTGGCGTCCGCACCCCCGCTTCTCCGATGAGGCGGAATCCTCGGTCAAGGGCGTGCTGGATCTTTGTGATGAACTATTGCTTCTGGCCCGCACGGCTTCTGCCGCTGCCAAGTCCCGCCTGAGCTCCGGCGTATTCTTCGTACCGGATGGTCTTTCCTACGCAGCTGGCTCCGACGCCGACATGACCGATCCCGATGATCCGAACGCAGTCTCCACCGATGATCAGGATGATTTCGAGGAACAGCTCATCGACGCCATGGTCACACCGATCTCGGACCCATCCAGCGCCTCCGCCGTCGTGCCTCTCTTGGTCCGTGGCCCGGAGGAACTGGGCGCAAAGATGTTGCACCTCAGCTTCGCCCGCTCGTGGGACGTCAACCTCGCTAAGCACATGGACACGGTCCTGAACCGTATCATCTCCGGCATCGATCTGCCTAAGGAAATCGTCGGCGGTATGGCGAACCTCAAGGGTGCCAACGCCAAGATCGTTGAAGAGACCATGTACTCCTCTCACATCGAGCCGATGATCCTCATGCTTTGTGACATGCTCACCGTCGCCTTCCTGCGTCCGGCTCTGCGTGCCATGGGCTTCGAGGAGCAGCACATCATGCGTACGGTCATCTGGTATGACCCGTCCGCTGTCACGGCCAAGCCGTCCAAGTCTGAATCCGCCACCCTTGGATTTGACAAGCAGATCATTTCTGCGGATGCTTGGCGTCGTGCCCACGGCTTCTCGATCTCGGATGCACCGACCCAGCTGGAAATCGCACAGCGTCTCGCGGTCGCCAAGGGCCTCATCTCCGAGCCGCTTGCCGAAAAGCTCATCTCCACCCTGATCCCGGACCTGATGGCCGATCTCCGCAAGGAACAGCTCCAGCAGTCCGATCCAAACTCCGCAGCGGCGCTGAACGACGCTCTGAGTGGTGATACACCACCCGTTCCGGACGCCTCTCCAGCCGGTGACACGCCTGCCGAACCGGCAGCCGATGCCCCCGCATCTGGTACAATAGACACTAGTACACCGCCTCCTTCAACGCTACTGGAGCCATAAAATATGTTTGATCGCAGCGCCGCAGTAAAGCTCCAGCTACGAGATGCCAAAGGCCGATTCATCAAGATGGGTTCCCACGTAAAGTGGACATCCCTCTCCAGTGGCAATGATGTTTCCGGCATCGTGCGCGGCGAAGACGGCAACAACGTCATCATCGAATTCCAGCATGGCGGAAAGCCGTACACTATCCATGTTCCGCACACCAAGCTCAATGTCATCAACGAGAAGGCATCGCTTGACTCTGCGTACGTGCAGAAGATGGGCGGACACGTTGACACCCCGAACGTCAACGACCCCGGCGTAACCCCCGGACACGCACCCAGTGCCCCCGCTGCACCGTCCAGCCCGGGTACACAGGGTGGCCTGATCAAGAACTTCGCCACGTTCAACACCAACGAGACCACCTATAAGGTTGGCTCCGCTGACGGCGAAAAGATTATGACCCCGGTCTCCGACCTCAAGCTCGGCGATCAGGTCTTCCCTGTCGCCAAGGCCAGTACGTTCCAGAAGAGCCCCTACAATGCCAAGGGCAATGGGTCCAACACCCTCATCCAGAAGTTCGGTCCCGGCGTCGGAACCGTCACCAAGATCGACCCTAAGGGCAACTGGGTAGTCATTACAGATGACTCCAAGCCACCCAAGACCTACGCGATCTCCAGCGGTCACTTTGTCTTCAAGCGTGATGCCAACACCGAGCGGGCCGTCCTCAACGCCCAGAAGATGGAAGCCTCCACCATCTACGCTGGCAAGACTCCGCCGTCCCTCCCGTGGATCGACGGGCTCAAGACACCCAACGCACCCGAGACTCCGGCCCCCAACGTTCCGGCTGAGCCGAACATGCCAATTTCCGACCACGTCGGTGTCTCCGACATGCCTGTTGGGTCCCGCATCCCGCTCGGCGGCGAACAGGGCTTCGCCACAAAGACCGGCGACAACAAGTGGGTCAACGAGAAGACCGGCACCCAGTTTGACGACAAGTCCGCAGAATACATCCTGAAGACTCCGACCCCGGAGAAGACAGCCGCCGACCCGAACCAGCACGTCGGCCCTGCCCACGCGGACCAAGTTGCCAAGGACAAGGCGAGCACCGTGGAGAACCCGCTGGGGGACAACTTCAGCGAGCTCCCACCGATGACCTCCTACCAGAAGGGTGACGTTGCCCTCCTCAAGGACGGCACCCTCGCACCATGGATCGGCAAGGGCCAGATCACCCTCGAAGACGGCTCCAAGGTCATGGGCAACAAGTTTGCCGTTGACGGCGTCGGCAAGGGTGTGGCCGGTAAGGACATCGCCAAGTCCTACCGTCCGAAGAGCTTTGTCATCCACTCCCCAAGCGAGAGCCCGTTCGGCCCTGACGCCCACGGCTACAGCTTCGATCTCTCCAAGCCCAACAACGAGAACTTCAAGGCCGGAGACCTCGTTGTCTACGGCAAGGAGAACAATCAGGGCAAGATCTTCTCCGTCAACCCTACGAACATCCTTGTCGAGAAGATGAACTCCGACAAGACCGTCCACGGCACAGCCACCATCGTCGCCGGTCAGGTCCACGGAAAGTACATCAAGGATAAGTCCTCCTCTGCTGTATCTGCACCGGACAGCAAGCTGGATTCGATCAGCCCCGCCGAGGATCTTACCCCTGCCGAAGAGCAGAAGATCGCGGACAGTACGGCACAGAAGCTTGCCGACTTCGCCGAGAGCGTAGACTTCACGGTCTACCCTGCTGGCACATCTTTCTGGGCCAAGGACGGCAACCCGCTGGTTTCCGCTGCGCTCGAAAAGATGGGCGTGGCCAAGAACAAGCCGACCCTCGTTTCGGATGAGGAATTCGCCAAGCTCAGGGATGAGGGCCACCACGTCATCTACCGTGGAATCAGTGGCGCAGTTCAGGGCACTACTGCAGAGCAGGCCCAGCAGGACATCATCTCCTCCGACTCTCCGAAGATCGGCAACGGTCTCTACGGCGGCGGCACATACTTCACAAACAACCCCGATGCTGCCGCGCACTACGGCCACAGCAACGGTGCAGTCTCCACCTACGCCCTGACACCTGACGCCAAGATGGTCACGATGGATGACATCGAAAAGATCAGGGACGACATCAAGGCCGAGCTCGGCGACAAGATGACGCCCAAGGTGTCGGCTGCGCTGGATGATGTCGGTTTTGTCGCAGTGATGTCGGGATTCGATGGCATCTTTGTGCCCGGGGGGAACGGCAACGACAACGGTGCCACGAACTTCTACACCATGCTCAACCGTGGGACCATGGCACACACCGAGAACAACATCGTCCCCACCGATAAGTTCACCTTCAAGAATACAGATATGCCATGGGGCAACAAGAAGGAGACGGCCTTCGGCAAGGCTGTGCCTACCGGCAACCCGGCCCTGAAGAACCCCGAGGCCGCTCCGGCAGAACCGAACGCGCCGAAGCCTCAAGGCAAGGCACCAGCCTTCAAGCAGACCCCTGCAGCCCCCGCTGAGGCACCCGCAGAGCCTTCGGCACCTGCCACACCCGACGCACCTGCTGAGCCTGCTATAGCCCCAGAGCCAGCGGCTGAGGCACCAAAGGCTGATGAGGCCACACCGACCTTCCCAGACAAGGGCAAGACCGGCACGGACAGCGCCGGAAACACCGTCAAGGTCAACGACCAGATCGTCCACCCCAAGAAGGGTAAGGGAACGGTCGCCATCGTGCTGCCGTCCACGGACTCGGTCAAGGCGTACTACCCGGACGGCACTTACGCGGTCCACAAGCAGCACACCATCACCAAGGTGGATGCTGAAAAGTCTGCCGCCCCGTCGTCCCTCCCGTCCAACA